GGCTCCAGCGCCGGCCAGTGGCACGTCTACATGCCGCACTTCCGGCGCCTGCAGGGGGCGGCCCCAGCGGCCCCGCCAGCGCCGGCGGTGATCGTTCAGCCTGGCGTGATCGACTGGAGTAACTTCGGCGCCTTCATCACCCCCAACCTCACGGTGGGGGAGGTGCTGCAGTTTGACCACCGGCGCCGGCCATCGGCCCAGAGCGCCGTGGTGCCGCGCATCCTGGAGACCGCCCGCGAGTTTCAAGCCGTTCGCATGGCCTGGGGCCGGCCGCTGGGCGTCACCAGCTTCCACGTCTCAGGCCTGGCCATTGACATCTACCCGATCGGCTTGCCCCTGCAGGCCCTCTACAGCTTCCTGATCGGCCGGTGGACCGGTGGCTTTGGCGACGGCCGCAACCGGGGCTTCATCCACCTGGATCGCAGAGGCGGTGGCCGCTTCGTGCCCAGTGGCGGCGTGCGGCCGGCTGATGTCAGGCCCTACTGAGCGTTCCAGTTGGTGCAGGTGTGCTGCCTGGCTGAGTAGCGGGTTGCTACAGCATGAACCGGTGAACCCACATCCCGCCACGGTCAGGCCACCAGCGGAACGCGGGACCACGTGGTCAAGTGTGTCGGCTGGGTCGGCGCAATAGGCGCACTGGTGGTTTCACTCGGCGAAGATCCGCCGGCGGAATCGGGCCTTGGTGATTTTCGTGGGCTGGAGTTGGGTTTCGTCGATCAGGTGATCGAAAGGGGGCATCAGCCCGCCGCCTCTTGCATCACTGACACCCAGATGCGGCCCATTCCCAGCAACGGAAGCACTCGATCCCTGAGATCCACATTGTGCATGCGAATGCAGCCCAGGGTGGAATGCAGCGCTTGCCGTGGTGCCCATGCCCCTGGCCAGCCGCAGGCCGTGCCGCCGCCGTGGATCATGATCCCGTCCCTGCCGTAGCGACTTCCGGGGCCCTCCTGCCCTTCCTGGCCCAGCAGGTCGAATGAATACCAGCCATAGGCGCGGCGATCAGCGCTAAACGTTGCGGATGGGTCCTGCTCATAGTCGCGGTAGACCTGGCCCACCAGGTACAGCCCTGGAGGTGTATCGCTGTTGGTTACCGTCCATTCCGATTCGCCCGCCTGGCCCCGGCACAGACACGGCACAGACCAGAGGCGTTTGCCGTCGTGGGTGTAGGCGGTGAGTGTTTTCAGGCGATCATCGGCAAGGAGGTGGTGATCGCCGGGCTTCAGCGGTGGCTGCTTTTTGGGCCCGACCATCCCGGCAGGGACCGGGGCGCCCTGCTGCTGGAGCGGTGGCCGTTGCTGTGGGGCCAACAGCCGCCCGGATTGCACCAGCCCCCACACGCGCTGAGCCTCGGCCTGGCGGCGGTCCAGGTGCGGCACGCCAGGGCGGAAGTATCCGGTGCGGCTGGCGGCTGATCCGGTCCAGTATTCAGCAGCCTGTGCCGGTGTCATGTTCGGCGGCCGGTTCTCGAAAATTCGAGTCCAGCCGATCAGCGAACCCTGCGATGGGTCGTGTAGACCGGCGTACTCCTCAGCGAAATACTGCTGTTGCCAGCGGTTGGAGTTGGGATCGATGCCACTGTTAAGGGCCGTCGAGCGTGCCTTGTCGTAGGCGATGCGCCTGACCGCGGTGTACTGCATCGCGCCACGCCCTGCACCAGAACCTGCCTCAACCACATCGAGGCGGTCAAGGTTGGGCCGTCCGGTTTCGATGATGATGCAGCCGATGAACCCGCATGCTTCGGCTGGCGTCAGCGGTCGGATGCGCTCGCGTGATTCCTGCTGCACCTGCGGGCTAGTGAGGTAGGTGAGCCAGGATTGGAGATTCTCGAGGCTGGGATCCCTGCTCATCACGGTGGCAGGGGTGACGGGAGAGGCCGGGGCAGCGACAGGTCCGGAAGGTGGTGTGGGCTTCAGCCAGATGCTGTTGCGGATCTGGCCACCCTCTTCGAGCTGCTGCCGCTGCGCCGGGGTGAGCATGAGCTCCACCGCCGACCAGAAGGCCTGATGCTGGGGGTTGCCCAGTTTGGTGGACAGGGCGTAGCGCAGAAGGGAGGGGTTCATGGGTTGAGGGAGGGGTTCATGGAATGGTGGGTTGTGTGGGTTGCTCACGACGCGCCAGGGCCGCCGGATCGAACAGCAGGGTGAGGATGCGCAGCTCCACAGCCAAGGGATCGCGATGCACCACCCGTTGCACCGCCGTAAAGAACAGCAGTGACACCTGAGCAGCGCCGGCCGTGATCGCCCGCTGCATCTGGGCATCGATCACGGCAAACACCTCCGGCAGTTGCTTTCGCAGGTCAGCCCCCAGGGCTTGCAGTAGCAGGGTGGTGAGATGCCTGAGCACCAAGCCAAGGACGGGTTTGAACAGGAAGCCGATCATGCTGGTTCAGGGTCATCGCCATCTCCAGCATGGCCCTGCCCGGGATCCGGCACGATGCCGATCGGGCCACTGAGGGGCTGTTCGCTTTCATCCTCCGTGCGGCGGCGGTTGAGCAGCACACTGCCGGCCAACCCACCCATGGCCGCAGCAGCTGATTCAGCGGGGCTGTGCACCACCAGGGCCAGCAGGGTGTCGGTGGATCGGCGGCCAATCTCTCCCATCTGCGACCAGGCCGGCAGGCACTCCAACGGTCGGCGGCTGCGCATCTCGCACAGCATGGCTTGGGTGAGGCCTGCCACCAGCTGCCAGCTCACATTGGCCACCACTACCCAGCCGGCGATGGTGAGGCCGGCGCCGATCACAGGTGAAACGCTGGCAATCACACTGCGGCTGGCTTTCTGTTGAGAATGCGTGGTCATAGACCCCCTTTGGTGAGGCGTACTTCGTGTTCCTGAAGCTCCTCCTTCACGACCTCATAGCGCTTTTGCTGTAGGTCACTGTTTTTGATCAGCGTGCTCATCGATTCACGCATAACCGACACGTCTTTCCACACGCCAATGCTGGCGCTGGCAGCCGCCATAAAACTGAGCGCCGTGATTGTTGCTAGCACCGGCAGCAGATAACTGGCCAGCACCTGGGGTGGCCGAGGCTCGTGAGCCCCATTGGCTGGGTCGTATGGTTCGTGCATGGCCTAGTGCTTCGTCATCACAAAACTAGGCCTGTGGCCGTCAACTGATCGCGGCAGGTGCGGTGGCGATGGTTGAGGGCAGGTCACGGTCTGAGCGCTGTCTACCTCAGTCTGCTGAGGTGGTCTTAGCCGGACAGATCAGCGCAGCGATTCCTCGATCGCCTGAATCAGGCCCTCGTCACGCGAATGGGCGGCGTAGGGGTCTGTGTTCATGCCGAGCAACCACTGGTACAGGGGGATTGCCAGCACCCGCTCATCGTCGGCGGCGGGAATGTAGCCAGGGTCAGAGGGAAGCATGATCAGAGCACGACGTTTGGAGTGATGTTGAACCCGTGCTCAGGGCTGATGCCACGGGCGTAGGACCGCAGCGCCATGTTTAGAGCAAAGGTGCTGTCCGCTTGGTTCAGCGCGGCGTTGGTGATGACAGGGTTGTATCGCCTAGTGGAAGCGCCCAATGGGTGAGGCTCGCCATAGAACGGCTCGACTAGGCCGGTTGTATCGGCCAGTGTTGAACCGTTCACGGCCGCCGTGATCCTATTGCCGACTGCATAGGTAAGGCCCGATGTTCCGGCAAGGGTGTTCCAGTTGGCCTGAGTGGTGCTGCCCAGCGACAGGATTTGATAGGTAACGCCAGCGGCTGCAGAGTTAACGTCAATCCCGTACTTGGGCACGATCAGCGTAAATTGGTTGGCGGCTAAGCCCGCTACCTTAAAAATTGTGCGTTCTGGCAGAAATTGAGGTCCCAGAGCAGTCCTGGTGTCTATACCGAGAAGCACCGTGGCGCCGCGCTCTTGGTCAGAGATGCCCTCGTTGCCCAGCAGTACGCCGCGCACCTTGACGGAGTTATAGCCGTTAGAGCCAAATCGACCAACAAATCCCTCTGTAATGTTGCCAGTAGCTGACGATGAAAAGGACTGCAGAAAAGCAGTACGAACACTTAAAGAACGCTTGGCATGAATGAACTGATCCAGGAACGGGCCAGAGTCGTTGTCAGCAGGCTCGGCACCAGTCGATGTGAGCAGGTGGATGTGATTTGGCAAGTAACGAGTATTGGTGGAGTTTTGATGCCAGGTCCTGGTGGCAGGATTTGATTGATCCTGCAGGTAGCTGACCCTTGAGCCTATCTGATCAATCACCACAGGCTCAGCAGTGATCGGCCCGAGGAATGTGTGATGGAACTGGCGCCAAGTCCAGGGTGCTGCAACTGACGTTGATCCATAGTGCGTATCGCCAGACATCGGCACGTCATTTGTTACCCCCATGCCGGCGCTGGAAATGGTCGTATTCCCGCGCAGATAAAGGGCGCTCCACCGCAGCTGGACCAGCCCGTTGGTTGCGATGTACGGCGGACGAGCGGCACCAAGTGAATCCTTGCGCGAAGGCAGCGGCGAGCCGAACACAATGCCGCGCAGGTCTGCCACGTCGGTGGGGTTGCCCTCTAGCTGGATTGGCGGGGTGGTGGTCCAACTGTCGTACGCCGGGTTGCGGCCATTGCTGATCCGCAGCTGGTTCAGGAATGTATCAACGTTCGTGGCGGTGTTGGTGGTGAATGCACCGCTGGGGAGCGTGACGCTGCCAGTAATGAACTGCCCTGCGGTGATTGCGCCTTCAGCCACCAGCTTGATCAACTCGGACACGCCCAGGAAGTGGAACCCACCACGAAAGTCCACACCACGACGCCAGCGCATTTGCCGACCGAATGTGCTTACGTGCAGCTGATTGTTGGCGGTCTGGCTGTCGCGTAAAAACAGCGTAAATGCCCTGAAATTCACCCGAGTGCTGAGGTTGCCGTAACCTGAGCCATCAAACCAGGTTTCAGCGGTGGCAGGGTCGCCGGTTTCGGGGAAGATCAGCGGCCAGCCGGCCTGCGTCGGATCGCTGGCCCTGAACACCACATTGCATTCCCACACCGAAGCAGGATCGTAGAGCCCTGGCGCAATCCTGATTTCAGCGGTTTGGTTGCCGCTGCCAATCACTGCATTCGCGTACTCCGCCGCCCGCGCCAGGGTGGGAATGGCGGCAACCGGACTGGTTGGCGGGGTGTCGAACATTTGATCCAGGGTTCGATCCGTCGCAGTGCTCTGCACGTAGATCGTGATTGTGCCGGTAGCGGCCGAGACCAGCCGTTGCGCCTGCCGCCAGCGGTTGAGGCCAGGGAGACTAACTAGCTTATTATTTGCCCGTGATAGTTGTTCATCATTTGCTGCAATGACTGTACTGTTTAGATAATCTGCGATTGGTGCCAGTTGGCCAAACCCAAATTTGTTGGTTGTCATGCCCATGGCATCGCCGCCATCGAGCTCGGAAACACCGTTTACGTCGAACTTACCGGTTGCCGTAAGGTTGTCAACTGTTAGATTATCGAGCCGTGTTGGCGGCGGGGTATCACCTTCTTTGCCAATGTCATCAACACCAATGACCTCGCCGGTGTCGGTGTTGATCAGCCCTTGATTGGTTACATCAAAGCCATCCTTGTTGGTGCCGCGAATTTCTACCCTGCCGCCTTGTTCTGGTGCAAAGTTTGCATTGAACTCGTTCCTGGCACTCATCGTGCGGCGCCAACGAGGCAGCGCTCTGGTGTAATTCCAGAAACCCACACCGTTAAGATTCTGCCCCAGCAGCTGGATGAAGCTGGGCTGTCGAAACTCCAGGGCCCAGTTGGCGCGGCCACTGGCAGCACCACCACTTGGCGGTGTGGGAAAGTCTGTGGCAGATGCGGGATCGAGCTCGCGGCTTGCTTCCGTACGCGGCACCAGGGCGTTGTGCGCAGCCGTGCTGCTGAAGCCCAGAGCCAGGAGCATGGCCAGTGCGCCGCGATAGTCGGTAGCGCTGCGCAGCTGATCGCGCACGCTGCCGGAGCTGGTGTAGATGGTGGCCCAGTTGATGCCGCAGGTGGTGGTCAGGTCAGTGCCGCCGTCGGTATCGGTGTCGAAAATCAGCTGCGGCGCTTCCAGAGAGGTTGGATCCTCGGCGTTGTAGTCCGACGCCTGCTGCACATAGGATTCCTGCCAGAAAGCCTCATCAGGCGTGCTTCCAGCGGAAACATGTGTGACGGTGGCGGTGAAGTGCTTGCCGGCATGCTTTACCGTTTCCCCCTTGCGATAGAAGCGGCCGGCGGCGTAGACCTCATCGGGACAGGAGCGGCGGATTGTGATCTCCGCCGACATCACCACCCCGGCACCTTCCGCTGGAATCTTGGTGGTCGTGGTCACGGCCAGCACCTCAGCACCACCAGGGGCCAGCACGCGATCAATGCCGCCGCCAGTCACCCCAGGCCGGGTCTGAAGAATGCTGTTGCGCACCGGCACCCTGGAGTTGGTGGTGTTCGCCAGCCTCAGCGATACCCGCCGCTGCGCAGAGCTGCGGTTGTCCCACAACCGCCGGATGTAGACCTTCCGACCGACTGCCAAGGATGCTCCACCCGTTGCCGTGCCAATCGGGAGGTTGGTGCCGGCTTGCAGCGCCGCACCTGTGATGTCGATCTCGGTAGCTGAGGTGCTGACCCAGGCATTGGCCGCCAGAGTGGCGCGCCAATCGGGGCCCCCTGGGTTCTCAATCCAGATCAGCGTGCCAGCGGGCAGCGAGTAGCCCTGAGCGGCCAGCACGGCGGGTATAGCCGGATCATCGCTAGGGGCCAGCGGCAGCTGAAGCGTGATCAGGCTGCCCGAAATGGCAGCCACGTTGCCGAGGCCAATCTGCCGCACGTTGCCGGTCTGATCGGCCACGCTGCGCGCCACCTTCAGGCGCCTGAGGTTCCAGTTCTGATCCAGCGGGTCGCTGTTGGGGGCATAGCCCTTGGCCACGGCAACGCAGCCACCGAAGTTGCTGGTGGAGTTGCTGAACTCCAGCTGGGCGCCGCTATCGGCAAAGTGATGGCGGCCAGCACCGATGGCAAACACGCTCACCATTTGCCCGAAGGCGCCGCTGATCAGGCTGACGTGGCGACTCATCCGCTGCGGCTTCATCCGCACGTCGTCGGCCTCGCTGTCGATCAGCTCCTGGTAGTTCACCGGCGCACGCCAGGCGCCCTCCCGGTAAATCTGCCAGCAGCTGAGATCGCGCTGCACGGAGATGCCGGTGAACTGGGCGATCACGATGGATTTCAGGCCCGTAACGCGGGCGCCATCCCAGAACGCTCCGCCCATGCCCCACTCGGTGCGCAGCGAGCAGTTGTAGACGTAAGGGCTGGCGCCCTTCACTGTGTCGGACGCCTCCGAAGGGTTGGCGCCGAACGGGCCCACAATTTCGTATTCCGACAGGCGGGGGACGGCCAGGGCGTTGGAGATGTTGCCGCTGTTGCTGGCGCCGCCCATGGCGGTGCGCACCTTGGCGTAGAGCTGATTCAGATCCGCCTGGCTGGCGGCCTGAAAGCAATCGATGAGGTGGTGGCTGGAGTTGGCGCCCAGCTGGTCACGAAACGTAAGCCCGTAGACGTAGCTGGTGTTGGTGATCTTGAGGATTGCCGCTCGGTTGCTGTAGTCGACTGCCTCATCCGCCGCGGCCGGCACCCAGGAGGGCCTCACCGTGCATTGCCTGAGGCTGAGCGGGGCGCTGGCAGTGGCGTAACGGGGCAGAACAATTCCGCCGCTGTTGGGGTTGAAGGCGATCAGGTGGTTTGGTGTGGGGTCAAACCCCTCGGCCGGCCATTCGGTGATCGGAATGGCGCTGGGGCTGTTGCCGGGGTCGTTGTAGAAAATATGTGTGCCCGGGGCAAACTCAACCGCTGGGCAGTCAACCTGAGCGTCTTCTGAATTGAGGGTGAAATAACTCTTGCTGGTGGCCAGGACGATCTCAATCGCCACCCGGTTGATGGTGCGGAACGGTCGCTGCTTGCTGTAGCCACAGGTAAGGCGCTGGTTTTCGAGGCGCCTGAGCTTGGCCCTGATCTTGGCGGCGTCGCTGGCGCCGGCCGGCTCCTCAAACCAGTTGTAGGAACCACCCACGAAACGGTCCGTGCCGATGTAGGGGTTGACGTAGATCGTGAACGGGCTGTTGAGCGGATCGGCCGGCTCGGAATTGCCCGGGGCAATATTGGCGTTGCCCACCAGCTGCAGCAGGGCATCCACCACCGCCGAGAGCTGATCCTTTGCCCGCAGCTGCCCACCAGCACCCACGGCGTTGCGGATGCCGGCAAGGGCGTTGGCGATGCTGATCCGAGCCATCTGCTGCTGCTTCTCCCCGCAGGCTAGGCAGGGTCCATCTCTGACAAGGGATGAGTCCGATCAGCGATGACGTGGCGCACGTCGCCGATTGCTGCGAACTGGCCGGAGATCTTCATCGTGTCGCCGGCCCGGGCCGACAGCCTCGTTTTGGTGAGGGCGATGTCGAACTCATAGAAGAGGCACTCCTCGCGAATGAACGCATGGCCATTGGAGTGGCCTCGCGGGCCATCGGCCACCAGCAGGCGGATTGTGGCGGTGCTGCCGTGCCGGCTGAGCTGCTGCAGCCTGAGCATCGCGGCGCCGGAGCTGACGCCAGGGCTGTAGGTGTTGCTCACCTCGCCAACGAACGAACCAGCGCCTGATGCCTGGCTGGCGATCACCGACCCAAAGGCCTCGCCGATCGCCTCGGTTTTGAGCATGCCGGCGTCGTCTTCCAGGTCCCATTCGAGAAGATCGGCTTGCCGTTTCCAGCCTCGCTCGTCCGCATCGGCGCCGGCCTCCTGGATCACCGCCGGCAGGGCCGGCACCAGATCGGCCAGCAGGCTCTCGGGCTCCTCGGGCCGGGGCAGGGCCAGGGCCAGGGCGAGCAGGGCCTCGGCGTAGCCGTTGCGGGTGCTGGCGACGCTGAGAATCAGCCGATCAAAGCCCACCAGCCGCAGGGGCAGCCGGCTCAGCTCGCCGCCGTTCACGGCAGACACCTCGAGGCTGTAGAAGGTGGCCCGCTCCAGCGCATCGCGGTGGATGAACACCGTGGCCTGCTGGGCAAAGCCCACCGTGCCGGCATGCTCCCAGAAGGTGGCGTTGTCGTCGGGCCCCCAGAACGGGGCATCGGCGCCGAGCCGGTGCGCGGTGGCCGGGCCTCCGGAGGCTGCATCGCCCCAGAAGGTGTGGCCATCGGGGCAGTTGGCGTAGCCGGTGCCGAGCACGTCGAGCGGCAGGCCCAGGGGAGCGGTGAGCAGCACCTGGTCGCCGTTGAGAAAGCCGGGCTCCTCCAACCGCAGGCGCACCACCGTGGCGGGCGCATCGATCACCGCATCGGTGAGCACCACCGCCGGCGGCCAGCTGCGGCTGAGGCTGAGGGTGCCGATCGTGCCGTCGATCGCCATTGATCACCAGCGACCGCTCATGTCGCCGTTCACCCGCATGCTGAGCGAGCAGGCGATCAATTCGCGCACCCGCACGGGTGCACCGAGAGAGGCCGTCAGCACCTCCATCGTGAAATCTCCACGGGTGGAGCCTCGGCGGGTGACAATGCGCAGGGTGTCAAGGGCTTCGTTGTCGTCCCAGATGCTGTTGGCCATTGCGCATGCGGCGGCGTTGTCGGGGTCGTAGAGGAAGGTGCAGCTCAGCTGGGTGGTGCGCACCCCCTTGGCCACAGTGCCCGCGGCCTGTCCGATGCCTGTCGTTTCAAGCTCATCGCGGGAAACCGTGGGCGTTACATCTGTGATCTTCCCCACCAGCGAGCCGTTCCAGTACACATCACTCTGGGTCGTGTTCCTGACGCCCATTCCTGGTTGGCTTCATACCTCATCAGGAGGCTAGGCAGGGCCAGGCCTATGGACTGTTCTGCAGCCGTGCCTGGAGCTGCACCGGCAGGTTGCAGCGGCGGCGGTAGACCAGGCTTTGCTGCGGCGTGGGGGCGTCCTGCCCCACAGGCCAAAACCACTTCAGGCCCGCGCCGGTGGTGACCGACTCGATGAAGGTCCGATCGGCGCTCGAGTAGCCGGCAAAGAGGATGTCGGGCAGGTCCAGGTCCAGTACGCCGGAATAGCTGGCGTGGAAGCTGGCGAGGATCAAGGTGGCGGCGTCCGTGCGGATGTTGCTGAACTCCAGATCAAACACCCCCCGCACCGCCACCGTGCCCCAGAGGCGCTGGTCTTCAAAGCCGGCCTCGCTCATCGCGCTGGTCACCGGATGGCGGGGCATGGTGAACCTGAAGCCCGTGGGTTCGATGGCAGGGAAGGGAATACCCATCAGCCGCGGATCACCCACGCACTCGGCGAATCCCAATCTAGGGAAATCAGCTGGCGGCGTTGCTCGTTTGTGGGCATGAGCACCGCCTCGATTTTCTGCCGGCCGTCATCGGTGGGGGTGACGCGCATCACCCGGAATGTCCGCACCTGGGGAGGGGCAGTACGGGTCCACTGGGTGCCCAGCAGGTTGCCGCGGGTGCCGCCGCCGCTCACCGTCAGGGTCTGAATGGTGGGACCCGGCGGTGTGGTGCCATCCCAGGCCAGCACCTGGTAGCTGCCGTCCTCGAGCGGTTCGGAGGCCACCAGGGTGCCATCGGGCAACACCGCGCCGTTTGACCAGAGGTCGTTGAGCTCCTCGTCGAAGGCCACCGCAATGTGATCCTCCGGCGCAATCGGCCGCAAGATGCCCGCGTAGGTGGTTTCAAAGCTGATCGGGTCTCCCACCAGCCGCCGCCAGCGGATCAGCAGTTTGGCCGCATCGATCAGATGCCAGCGATTGGTGCAGCTGGCCTTCATGTCCAGCGGCTCCACAGGGTCGCTGTCGCTGGCGGATGCCTCGCGGATCGTGATCTCCCGCACGGTGGAGAACACCCCGGGAGACAGCAGGTCGTCATTGCTGCGCTCCTCCCGGTACAGCCCGCTCACCTGGATCGGTCGCCGCTGGTCGTCGTCGCTGGTGGTGGACTGGAAGGTGCCTTTCTTGATGTTCTGAGCGGTGAACAGGTCTTTGATCTCCACCGGATCAAACGACAACGCCGGCTTGAAATAGAACTTCCCATTCAGTTCATAGAACGCGAGCAAATGCAGGCTGGCCTGGTCTGCTGCCCACTGCCGCAGGTTCTCCGGCTCCGGCAAAGAACCATCAAAGAAATACCGTCGATCAAAGCACCACTGGGCGGAAGTCAGAAAACTGGGTGCGTCGATCTGTTCGGCGCTCACGTCCTGCCCAGCGCCAAATCGTGGGCTCAAAGCCAACCGAGAGAAGATGTCGGGCAGCAGATGGGTGGGGCCATCGCTGGCCTCGATGTAACGGGGGCAGATGTGGCCGCCGATGATCTGGGCTGAGAGCTGATTCACGCTCTGAAGCTCCAGGGCCGAGCGGATGTTTTGCCCTACCAGAGCAATGTTCGAGTAGCTGGGTGCGGTGGGGTTGGTCTCGATGATGTTCACATAGCCGATCTCATGCTCTGGCCCCTGGTTGGCGGTGCTTTGGATCTCGTCGTAAACAAAACTTTCCGCCAACTTCCCCCACGGATCGACAAGGTTTTCACCATCGCTCCAACCCAACCCCAAATCGGTCTTGCCAATGATGGCGGTGCCGGCCCAGTTGGTGGTGGGGCCGTTAATTTGCGTTGCAGTAATCACACCACTCCCATTGCTGGTGATGCTGACGGGAGCACCGTCAGCGGTGAGGCCGAGGTTAAATTCCGTCTCGGCTGGTTTGCTCACCACGAAATAGGTAGTGGAGCTGTTCAGCCCATTTGGCAGACTGCCGGTACTGGAAAGGGTCACACGGTTGCCAATCCGCGGTGCAGGCTCCCCGTCTTCAACCATCGCGAATTGGTTGAAGATAAATGGGTCGGCAGGGACTAGCTCAACTACGAAACTGCGGGTGGCGATTACTGGGAACGGAGCAGAACCCCCAGGCTTGCCATTGGCCAAGGTGATCGGTCCCACTTCATAGCCGCTTCCCGATCTAGTTACAGTGATGTTGGAACTGTTGAAGCCACCGCCGCTTGGCACGGTCACGGTGGCCCGGCCGCCCAGGTCGATGCCGCCTTGCAACACCTGCACATTGGTGTAGACCCCAGGCACAGCTCCCGCAGCAGCAGTGGTGGTGGTCAAGCCGGCCAGGGCGTCGCGCCGATCCGGTTCGATGGAGCGGAGATCAAAGCGCTTCTGGGTTCTGGCAAACGGCGCCTTGCCCAGGTAGCGCGCCGTGCAGTCGCCATCCACAACGGTTCGCAGGCTGGTTATGCGGCTGTCGAGCACAGCCAGCTCGCCGCTGGCGGTGCCGGAGCGAATCTCCCAGCCGCTGAGCGGTTCCAAACGGATCTGCGCACAGCGTGCATTGGCAGGCAACTCCAGCTGTATTTGATTGTTCTGGGCCTGCTGCGTCAGCCCCCGCACGCCATAGATGGTGGGCAACTCCACAAACGCCGCCTGGCCCTCCGGGCGATAGCTGAGGCGAAGGAACGAGTAGCGCTCCTCGGGGATATTGATGGTTGCACCCCTGTACTGGGAAATCTTCGGCTTCTTGCCCGACGGCAGGTTTTCACCCTCTTGCTCCCCACCAGCGAGGCGATTGATCTCCCGCAGGGTGGGACACTTGCGCAGGTTGGCGAAGCCGCTGGTACGCATCCCCAAGGTGCTGCGGATGCCAATCTCAATGATGCGTGCGGGCTTGGTCAGGGTGAAATCGGCAATGGCACAGCGATGAAGGTGCGGGCGGCTGGTGCCAGTGGCGTAGCGGGGCCCTGAATCCACAGCGGACCAGTCCCAGTCCTGTTCAGGGCCAACCCGCTCGGGGAACTGTTCGGTGCCAGTGGCAGCCGGATCAATCTCCGAGTTGGGCGTCACGTAGATCGTGCCGGCGCGCACCACCCGGAAACGGGCGGTGATGTTCTGGCCATCACCCACCGGCTCGTTGTCGGCGTTGGAGGAAAAGAGTTCATTGGACGGTGTGCGCTGCTCCAGCACTGCCAAGCAGCTGCCGGCCTTGAACAGCTCTCCCACCTGGAGGGCATCATCAGCACTGCGTTGGCGTGCACTGATCGCCGCGGCCACATCAGTGCAGTTTTCGGTGTGCTTGATATTGCTGTCGGTGTTGTCCTTGTCGAACTTCAATTTGGTGTTGGCATCGCTGCTTTTCGAGAGCAGGTAGTCGAACGTGGCACCGACGGGCAAGGTGACCAATCCACTCGCCCCGCCGATTGAGGTGTCGACCACGCCGCTGCGGCCGGACCACATCCGCTTGGCCTTCCAGATTGAGCCGAGTGCCACCGGATCATCAACCGGATCGATGGTCTGATTGCCGCTGCTGCCCCGTGGTTTGGTGGTGATCTGCCGTGTGGCCTGCATCTCGGGGTTGATCCGCAGGCCCAGCCCGTTGCCGATGGTGGCGTAGAGCCCGCAGGCGGTAGAGCTGCTGGGGCGTGCGGTTGCGCAGGCATCGGGGCGGATCACGCCGCCGGTGCTGCGCACCTGGAAGACATCGCCGCCGCCGTCGTTCTCCATGTTGCCGATGTCTTTGGCGGCAAGGCGGCCGGCAATGCGATCGGTGGAACGGATCCGCCCGCCGCCCAGGCGGGCGTAGACGGTGACGCGGGCGGCGGCCTCATTGGCGGCGGCGGTGCCGAGGTCGTAGGAGCGGAGGGGGTTGTTGCCGATGGCAAAGCCGGCCGAGTCGACCTCGGCCATCGGCCCTTCGCCCAGCATGTAGAGCGCGCGAAAAAGCTGGCCGCCGTCAACGGCCACCAGTTGAGACCACAGGAGCTCCAGATCGACGCGGCAGCCGCCGTACCAGCCCGCGGGCCGGCCATTGAGGGCGGGCAAATACTCACGCCGGGCGAACACGATGGGGATGACACTGCCAAGCCGCGCCACCTCCTGGGTGGAATCGAAGCCGGGCCGTGGGGCGTAGCGCGCGCTGCGGCTGATGTTGTCGGCCCGGTTGGTCTTGGAGATGAATCGCCCGGGCTGCCTCGGCTTGGGCGCCAACAGGGTGGACAGCACCGTGTAGCCCGTTGAGAGGATGGTGGTGGCCAGCGAGATGATCGCCCAGGTAGCGGCGGGCGTCGGACCGCAGGTGGCCAGTGGCGGGTTCCGCGTGTATTCGATCGCCGCGGCCTGCTGCCGTTCGATCTGATAGCGCAGCAGCTGGTCTTCGCTCCAGCCGAGCAGCTCCGCCAGGTAGGCGTCGCCAGGAAGGGGGCGGGGATGGCGCGTCACAGGATCAGGATGGGCGCGGTGGTGGATGGAGCCACAGGCAGGAAGTGAAACCAGCGGCGCACCTGGCAGGGCGCCAACGGCCTCCAGTGCACGCCCTGGCCCTGGCAGGTGGTGAGGATTCCACCGGCCACGCACACACCCAGGGCGATCGGTTCACCGTCGGCCAGCAGCGCCACGTCGAGGGGCATGGCGCCGGGCACCGGTGTGGTGATGGCGGCAAGCTCCTCGAGCAGTGGCCGCCAGCGGCCACGGCTGGCGGCCCGATACCACTCCCGTTTGATCAGCGGCGGCCGGGGGGCGTCATAGAGGCCCAGCACGGCGATCGTGAGGCGCAAGCAGTCGGTGGCGCCATGGCGATCCGGATCCCCCCCCCAGCGGTAGGGGAGGCCCATGTACCGCAACCAGGGGGCGGTCCGTGAGGCGTGCTGTGGCATGGGCATCAGGCGATGAAGATGGAGCCGGTGTCTGGCAGCTGGCCCACCAGCTCAGTGGTGAGGCGGCGGCGGGGCGCATCACCACGGATGGCATCCAGCGGTGATGTGAGGGTGACCTTGATGTACTCGCGCCGCTCGATCGGGCCCAGCCGCCAGAGATGGCGCGAGAGGAGGCGGACATCGGTGCCGGCGGCCACGTCGCACAGCACCACATCGGCGCGGAGCTTCCAGCGGTTGGCGCGGGCCTCGGCCAGCACATTCAGCGCCAGCTGGTTGCGGTTCATCGCAAGCCGGCCCTCGGAGCGATCACCACCGCGGGCACCGGCCGAATCGGAAATTCGGAAGCCCATCGAGGTATGGGGCCGGCCGTCGTAGGTGCGCGTCTGCCCGGTGAAGAGGTTCTGCCAGGCGTAGCCGGGCACTGGCGCGCCATTGGCCTGGAAGGAGATGTAGGCGCAGATGGCGATCATCAGCGCATCCCCACGCTGCTTTGAATGGAGGGGTTGTTGCGGAAGTCGTTGTAGACCGCTTCGCGGCTGGCTGCAGCGGCTGCGGCTGCGGCCTGGTGCACCTGCTCCACCGTGGCGTATTCCACGCCGTTGATCACCTGCGTTTCCACCTTGAGCCGTAGCGACCTGGAGGGGCCCATGGCGCTGGGGGGAGCGCCACCAGGCCCAGACCCTGCCATGGCGCCGCCGCTAGGGGATGACTTAAGGAACGGAATTGGCGGCAAGCCAGACCGGCCGCCAGCACTCTGGGCGGGCCCGGCGGCCATGAAGGGGACTGGCGGCGCGCCAGACCGGCCGCCAGCACTCTGGGCGGGCCCGGCGGCCATGAAGGGGATGCCGAGCGAATCGCCACCGTCCGCCACCTGAGCACCGCCACCTGGGGTGCGCTGGAACGGCACACCCAGCGCCTTGGTGAGGGCCCGGTTGCTGTAGACCTTCCCGCCGGCCTTGTTGAACCGCACGATCTCCGCATTCTTCTCGCCCACCAGGTAGTCGAGCCCGTACTGGATCTCCCCCCCACCTGCGAAACCGGGGGTGAAGGAAAGGTTGGGGCTGCCCAGGTTGAGCATGGGACCAGCGGCAGACCAGTCAGGCCCCCCAAAAGCTGCTGCGCTGTTGAACGCGACATCCACGCCGCCGAGGCCAGCAAAGCCGCTGATCAGGCTGGGGATTTTGGTGGCCAAGCTCCCCCACACGTTTGCGCTGTCGCCCACGGCAGCAGCTCCGGATGCACCGGCCGCAGACAGCAACGCCGCACCAGCGTTCATCAGCTGCAATGCAGCGCCCTGGTGGGCGCTTGCAGCGTTCGTGTGCGATGCCGCGGCCATCTCCAGTGCTCTGCCCGGGATGTCGATCCCGGTGAACGTTTTCACGATCCCGCCCTGCAGCTGGGATAGCAGCGGGTTGAGGAGAGAGTCGAGTGTGGCCTTCATCAGCGACTGCCCCGCTTGCGCCAGCGCGCTGCTCACCGCCTGCCTCACATCACCACCAGTGAGCAGTGCCTGCACGGCGCCGGAAATGGAGCCGCTGATGCTGCCGCTCACCGCGTCGCCGGCGGAGATGGCCAGGCGGCCCTGGGGAGTCTGCATCACCTCGGCAGTGAGTTGGGCCTTTGTTCGCTCGTAGGCCAGCTGTGATCGCTCTGCCAGCTGCTGCTCGGTGAGGTCTTCCTGCTTCACGCTGAAGAAGTCGTCCAAATCCTTCAGTGCCTGAGTGAGGTCTTCCAGCTGCTTGCCCAGCCGGGTTTCGGCAGAATCCACGTCGTTCAGGCTCTGCTGCAGCGCTTCCGCCTGGTTGGCGGTGCTGGGCGCCACAGCGCCCCCAACGGCGGCAACGGTGCTGGCAACTGAGCCAGCAGGGAGGGCAGCCGCGGCCCGGGCCTGGCCCATGTACTGCTTGTAGCGGCCATCGGTGTACGCGCCCCAGGCGTTGATCCCCTGGCTGTTGAAGATGCTCTTAGCCACCCGGGCATTGGTGGGCAGGTCGAGCAGTGCGTCGTTATTGGCCAGGCCAAACTGCCGGCGCCGCTCTGGGCCCATGCCGCCGATCATGTTCACCTGCCAGGCCCCGTAGCTCAGATCGCCGGTGGCCGGGTTGTTGTTGATGGCGCCAGGGTTGCCGGAGCTCTCCGCCATCCCCACCGCCGTCATCCGGATCAGGTCTTCACCGGTGAAGCCAGCCGCCCGGGCCGCCTGCATGTACCGCAGCAGCTTCGGGTTGGTGTTTGGCGGGGGCAGCACCGAGGCCGCTGGAGCACCTCCACCGCCCTGGCCGGCGCCTTGCGCCTTGCGCAATGCCTCCGCCACCACCTCCGGGGGGATGTTGGCGCCGCGGGTGCGCAGGGTGAATCCGCCGCCCAGGTCGGTTGCCCGGATTGCCGCCGGAGGCAATCCGGCAGCCGCTGTGGAAGGGGGAAGGATCGGGGCTGAAGGGGCACCGACACTGGAACCAGCGGCCTGGCCCTGCACCCTCCCCGTAACGAGAAGGTCAGCGCTGCGGCGGGCGGCTGCCGTTTCTGCATTGCGCTGCAACGCCCCATTCGTTCCAGGGCTATTGATGTCAACACTGTTATGTGCGCCAAACGTGCGGCCTGAACCATCAAAACGACCCAGCACCTGCCCTCCAACTACGTGCTGTCCGACCTTCACGATTGCGGCCATGTGGCTATAGGTGGCTTCTAGCTTGTTGCCCAGGTCGTCAATGAACTCAATTACTGTGTAGTTTCCATTATTGCCTGCTCTGCTTATTTCCGTCACCACGCCATTGTGGTAGCTGCGCATTTCATTGTTTGGTCCTACTGGCATGTCCGCGCCGTTCTGGCCGGACGCATCTAGCCGGCCACTGATGGAGCCCGGAAGCCGTGCAACACCTCCCAGCGATGGCACGCTGCTGGCCCCTGCCAGTCGTGGGGCGATTTCATCCTTCATCTGGGTCAGCCTGAGCCGACCCAGCTCTGCCGTCAGCTGCGCGCGCTGCAGGGCGATGTCCACCTTCTGCCGCTCCATCTGCAGCTTCTGGATCCGCAGCTCGCTCTCCTCTTTCTTGTGCTGCACCTCCAGCTGTTTCTGCGCCAGCTGGTGCTCGCGGGCCATCTGCCCCTCCTTGGCGTCGTACAGCCGCTGCTGCACTTCCGCCGCTGATTCCATCCCGCTCACCCCGGCCGCGGCCGCAGCGATCTGGGCCTCGATCACCGACGCGGTGCCGCCGCCACTGCGGGCGCGGTCTTGCAGCTCCTGCAGTTCCGCGAGGCGCTCGGCGGCCTGCACCGCCGCCTTCTCGCGGGTCATGGCCAGATCGGCCTGGGCCTTCTCCAGCCGGCCCTGGCGCTCGAGGAGGGTGTTCTGACGGTTGATCGCGTCGCTCTGGTCTTCCAGCTCTCGCTTCTTGGCGTTCTCCTTGTTGACGATCTCGTCGAGCATGTTCGAGATGTCTTGCTCCGCACCGCTGATCTGGGCCAGGAGCAACTGCTGCTCTCGGGTGTACTGCGCTTGCTGGCCCTGGATGTCGAGCTGCTGCTCCTGGAGGCCCAGTCGCTGGGCATCCAGAGCGATGATGGTGCCCAGCTGGCCTTCGGCCTCAAAAGCCAGCTGCACCTGCCGCCGGCTGCCCTCCACCTTGGCGTTGATGCGGGTCTGCTCGGCAGCATTGATGCTGAGCAGCTCTTGGTTCTTGCCCCACTCGGCGCTGTAGAGGGGTACGTTTTTCTGCACGCGCAGCAAGGCGTCGCGCTCTTTCTCCGCACGCACCTGTTCGGCCTGAGCTTCAGCCAGCTGAATCTTGAGCTGCTCCTGCTGGATCTTGATCTGCTTTTCCTGGATGAGCATCTGCCGCTGCTGCAGCTCCCGTTCGGTCTGGAGAATCCCCCGCCGTTCGGCGATAGCCTCTCGTTCCTGCCTGAGCTTCAGGTCAGCCAGGCGAGCCTCTGCAGCGGCTTTGGCCTCCGGGCTTGCAGCCACCTGCGCGCCCAGCTCATAACCACGGGCCTCCAGGGCGCGGCGGGCTCCGGCAACAGAGCTCATGGCTTCCGCCACCTCCCGCTGCTTGTTCATCAGGGTGAGGCCCTGCTCCAGCGCCTTGATTTCGTTCTGGTAGGCCTTCTGCTTGATCTCTGACCATTCCTTGGAGATGTTCAAAGCCCGGATTGCTCCAGAGCCAAGCCTCTGTTCTCTGGCCTCGATCCGCTCTAGAACATCAGCTGGCAGCTTGAGGCTGCGCAGCTCTACCGGCTCGCTGAGGTTGGTTTGCCGGTTGAAGTTCTCTCTGAAGCTGAGCTGGGCTTCCTGAATTTGCTTTTCTGATGCACCGCTCGCCATCATTTGGGCGCGCATCGTAAACAAACGGAAGTTCAGAACGCTTTGCGCCCACTTCTTGTTCCAGTTATCGATTGCTTTGCCGGCGCCTTCCGCTCCTGCTATGAGGTTGTCAAAAAACGAGTTGACGCCATCAGAATCTGCATCAGCACTGGCATTAAACAACGCCTTGATTGGGCTAATTGCTCCGCCAATGAGATTTCCTATGTTTTCCCAACCTTTGGCAATCAGTTCGACAAACCTTGCAATCGTTACAAGAACAGGCTGCAGCACAAAACCCAGCACTGCGGTTGCCACGCCTACTACATCCATGATCACCCGACCCACCGATGAAGCGATAGCACCTATAGATGTGAGAACTGAAATAACGGGGCCAAACACCTTGATAATTGGCCCAACAGCCTCGGCGATGCTCTTGAAGAACCCACTAAAGCTGCCCTGCAGATTCTTAAAGGTGACCAGGATTGTCTGCATCATCCTTGCCGTGTCGCGCTCCAGCGGCTGACCAGCTTCAGATGAGATCGCCTGGTTCACGTCATCAAAGTTGCTCTTGACGTTTTCCAAGCTCAGCGCCAGCACTTTTTGCCCTTCGTAGAGCTTCTCCAACTTCGTCATCAGAAAGTCGTAGTAAGTGCCCTTGGCCTGCTGCTGGCGCACGTCTTCGTTAGAGATGCCTAGCTTTTGGGCCAACATCGCGTCAGGGCCAATATTTCCCATGAGCAGGGCGTTCGCCTCCTGCCGGAGTTGAAAAGTGGGGATATTAAGTGTGTTCATGCCGGCGGCCAGCCTGGTGGCCAGCTTGGCGGAATTTTCCATGGTGCCCTTTTCTCCCAGGGCACTCACGTTCTGGAGGATGATGTTGAATCCGTCGTAGATTTCGCTGGCGGTGGCGCCGCTGATGTTGGCCACCTCTTTCTGGATGCCCTGGTATTCCTTCACGATCGCGCCGCGCACGATCTGCATCTGGCGGGCGGTGCCCTCCACCAGCTTCCCGTCGGGCCCGAGGATCGCGAAGCTCTGCGCCGCAAAGATCCCGGCCTCCGCCACCTGCTTGTTGAGCCGGCCGGCCTCGGCCGAAAGCTGCTGCAAAGGGCCCAGCACGGCGTTAACTGCCCCCTGCAGCCCCCCGAAGATGGCCTGCAAACCCGTGGCCGCCAGGCCGAGCTGGCCTAGGATCGGTATCGCCTTCCCGGCCATCCCAAGCATTCCGGCCAGGCCATTGGTGGCGCCACCAAAGCCACCGCTGCCGCCAGCTGCTGCCGCCGCCTGGCCGGCGCCGCGCAGCTGCTGCGAGAGCATCGTGAACGCCTCGCCATCGCCCTGCACGCCGCGACGCAGGGCCTCCATGGTCGCGGCCAGGCCTTGATAGCCGCGCTGCGTTTCCGGTGGCGGCGGCGGGATGTTGGGGGCCGGGATTTTGGTGCCCCGCTTTTCCATGTCGGCGATCACCGCCCGCATGCGCGCCAGGTCGCGCTCCAGCGGCTGCATGTCGCCGCGTAGGGTCAGCGTGGCTGTGCCCAGGCTGTATTCGCCGCCGCCGCCGCTCTGGGTCAAACCCGTTCATCCCTGCTTGGGGTCAGTCTGGCGCCGGGCTGGCGCCGGGCTGGTCAGTAGCCAGAGCGCTGCAGCTCTTCGTGGGCCACCACCAGCACCCGTGGCGGCATCTGGTTGTTGCTGAGCAGCCAGCGGATCGTGGCGGCCGTCGCCTGGGTGATGCGAGCGTTCTTGCCCGGGGCGTCGGAGATCTTGAACGGCAGGAACTGATCCTCGCTGCGGCCCTTGTTGCCCAGGCCCGGGAAGGCAGCAATCTCAACCATCGAGGCCAACCGCGCCATGGTGGTGCTCAGCTCGTTGGTCCGTTTGGCCCGTTCCTTCAGGGCCCAGGCGTAGGCCTTGAGCACCGCATCCACCGGCTGGTACGCGAAGCGCTCGGCATGCCAGCGGGGGTCCTGCGTCAGCCCGCTGGTGAGGATCAGCTGGATCTCGTCCCAGTCGGTGGGGGCAGTCTTGAGGTAGGCCTCTATGCGGGCGCGGTGCTCGTCGCGGCTGAGGTTTTCTTCTGGCCTCGGGGCTTCGGCGCCGTCTTCGGCGCCGGCGGCTTTCCCCCCGCCGTCATCGCCGCCTTCTCATCGATCAGGAACTGCTGCAGCTCATTGATCAGGTCAGCTGGCAGCTGACTGGTGTCGTTCTCGCTCCAGTCGCCGGGCTCCAGCTTCACCCAGTCCTGGCTGTCGGGGTCGAGGTAGTCGCCGCGGCCGATCAGCAGAGTGGTGACAAGGGCTTTCTTCTGATCGTCCATGGTGGCCTGGGACGAGAGGAAGGTGATCAGCCTCTGCGGATCACTGTTGAGCAACCCGAAGGCCTGCAGGGTGCCCTGCAGCGAATCCGGATCGTTGGGGTTGGCCACCCTTGATAGATCCTGGATCAGCTTGTCCACCTCCTCGATGGGCATGCCGGTGTCCTTGGCGATGCCATCGGCCAGGCGGTAGAAGCTGCCGAGAGAAACGCACCGCTCCCGGTCGTGCTGCTCCATCAGCTCTGCTTCGCCCTGCAGCACCTTGCCGTAGACGGCGAGGCGGAATACGCCGCCGATCACCTTGTGGCTGGTGCGGAACGACGCCAGAAGGCGACTGGCTACGGTCATGTGAGAGGCCGGATGGCCGCACGGATCTGAAAGCCAACGTAGCGCTGGCCTTGGTTCAGGACATCCTCCGGCAGGGTCAGCCAGAACTCAGCGCCGCCCTGGGGGGGGGTGACAAGCACTTCTGCATCGGTGGCGCCGGCCTCCACCACCAGCATGCCCACCATCAGCTCCGGGGCGTTGTCGGGTGCCCTGCAGTCGATCGCCACCACGTTCTGCATGGGGGTGAGCAGCAGGCGATGGAACATGGGGCTGGAGCTGCTGCTGCCAGTGTGGCCCGGGTCATGCCCGGGCCCTGCTGCAGGTGCTGCTCACACTCGCATGAACAGCCAGCTGGCGCAGCCCGGTGGATAGACGCTGCATTGCTTGCCGGCGGAGAGCTTGCCGCGGCCGATGAGGCGCCAGCCGTCGCGTTTGGCACCGACTGAACGGGCGGCGGCCCACTTGTTGATGGTGTGGGCCTCCAGGCCGAGCAGGTGGGCCAGCTCGGGGCCGGTGATCAGATCGCCAGGCCGGTAGCCGTCCGGCTGCTGCGCAGACTGCGGAGGCATTGGCGGCCCCGGGGGCGCCTGGTGCTGGCGAGGAGGACGCGGACCAGGGGCAGGCGCCGCCGGCGCGGGCGCGGGGGGCCGGGGCGGAGCGGCCACGGCTGCCGCCACAGCCTGGCTCCTACGACTCGGCCGCAGCGTCATGGTGGGGTGCTGCCACACGATTTCCGTCCAGTCGTTGTGGCAGGCCAACCAGAACAGTCGCAGGCTCAGGCAGTTGTGCAGCTCCGTCAGCTGCTTTCGCTGCCGCCAGAGCTGATCAGCCACAAAGTCATGCGGCTGCGCAACGGCAGGCACTCCTACCGGTCCACCAGCTGGTCGGACCCTGACATGCAGCTCGGTGCCAATCCGTTCGATGGCCACCATCGGCAGTGTGGGCGCCTCGGCGCGATCAGCGGCGATCCTGGGGGTGAGGCTCTCCAGGAACCAGCCGTCCATCCACACGGCGAAGGCGGGGCTGATCCAGCGGGCCAGGTCGACGGCGAGCTGGGGGTGGACCCAGGTGCCCTGCAGGTGCGGGGGGCCGCCCTGAATGATCTGCACCAGATCCGGTTTTCCCGTTGCGGGAATTCCCGCAACGGCTGCCCCGCAGCCGGTTTGGGCCGCCAGGGCACGGAGATACTCCTGAGTCCGCTCCAGTCGAACGTAGTCGTTGAGGCGCTTGCCGTTGGCCTTGCACATGGCCGTGGCGTTCACATAGCCGTCGGTCGGCCGGCGCTGAATCTCCACACCATTCCAGGTGCGCGACTCCAGCCCCAGGGGGGTGAGGGTGCTGTTCATCAATGGCTCCCGCTCGAGGCGGGCGTATTGGATGCCCAGTGCTGCCACCGGGTCGATCCAGAGTACAGCAGTTCGATTTGTCAAGGGGTGGCGGGTGGGGCCTCCAGTACCGAGCCCGAGCGGCGTCCAACGGCACCGCTCTCGGCGCCCAGCCTTGCGGGGAGGGCCGACCCCACCCACCAGTGCCAGAGTACGGGAGGCGGAGGCTGGGTTCAGAGGCGCCGCTCAGGAACTGCTGCAGGCTGCTTCAAACAGCCGCAGTGAGCTGTAGGTGATAGGTTCCAACCTCTGACGGCATTTCTATGGCTAACCCATCACTCCAAAGATTTGGCAGGATAATGCTAGGCCTGGGATGCCTTGGTGCAGTATATTCCATCGTAATTGCCAGTCTGTCTACCTCATCCACCAATCGCGGGGTCACAGTTACTGACGCCACGATTGGAGATACTCAGTACATTGGCCGCGGGAACTGCGACAAGGCGATCAAGACTCAGTTGACCGATCCCGACAGTTATCAGCGGATCGCCACTCAGATCGTGGATGCGAAGCCCGGCAGCGGCTGGGTGGCACGGACAGCATTCCGTTCACGCAATGGCTTTGGCGGCTACAGGGAGGCAACGGCAGATTGCGTGTTTGATGGCAACTCCTACAGGGCCATCGTGATGCAATGACATTGGCCAAAGGCCTTCAGGATTCAGCCCCTTGCGGGGCGCCCTCTCAGCAGGACCACTCCTCCTCGATGGCGGCCAGGTCGCGCAGTCGCTGCGCGGTGGCAAGCTGCTCATCGATGAGCTGGTCCCACTCCTCGAAGAGAACCTCGATCTCGGCGAAAATCGCGTCGACCTCCGGATCTCCCGTCGGGGGTCCGAAAGTGGACTCCTTTTGAGGGGTGCGGGTGGGGTTGGTCATGGTGCCTCCGGTGGTGGGTGAGCCCCCTGGCGGGACTCAGAGGTGCCAGGGATCGGCACCACCGGGGCGGGCCAACCGCCCGCGGGATATTCAGCTGTCCAGGTCCTGGGGGTGTCCCCCGATGACTGCACCGTAACTGCTGCGGGCGGCCCTGCTGGGCAGTTTTCGCGCGAAAGACCAGAGGCCACCCATGAAAAAGGGGCCCCGCAGGGCCCCTCTCTTCGCTCTGGCGGCCGCGGCCTGGTGATCAGGCGGTGCGGAAGGTGGTAGAGAAGCCTGCCAGCGGCCGGCGGATGCCGGCGGCATCGGCCACCAGGGTGGCATTGACGGCCTGGGTGATCGCCCCGTTGCGCACCACCAGGCGGTAGATGGTGGCGGCCGCCAGGTCGGCGGAGGGGTTGATCGTCACCACACCACCAGCCAGGGTCACCACCGCCGGCACTCGAACGCCGGAGCTGGCCACCTCGAGGCGGAAGCCGCTGCCATCGGCCGCGCCCAGCGCCAGCTGGGTGAGCGGAGCGGTGCCATCGCTGGTGTAGGTCACGGTCAGGTTGTTGCCTACCACCACCGCCGTGCCGTTGTCGGCCGGCACCACCGCATAGCGACGGCTGCCGCTGGAGGGGGCCGTGCTGAGGATCACGCTCTGGACCGCACCGGTGGCCAGCGGCGCGCTGCCGGCGTTGAAACGGCCGAACACCGCGCGGCCGCGGCTCATGCCATCGAAGGTGACGTTGATCAGGTCTTCGGCGGCCTGGGGCTCCTTGTAGTTGCGCAGCGCAGCGTTGAAACAGGCGTAGTCGTAGATGTAGTCGCCGGTGTTGCCGCCAGCGCGGCCCAGCTCCTTGAACATCTCCACGAACACTTCCGAGTCGGTGTCGTAGCGGGCCTGCTCAACAATGGCGAACTCCTCGGAGTAGTCGCCGCGGAACTCGGGGCAGCCACCAGCGGCGCCCTGCACGATCAGCTTGGAGAAGAAGGTGTCGAACGAGGCGCTCACCTTGCTGCCGGTGGTCACCGAATCGCTCCAGCCTTCGTCACCGATCAGGCGAAACTCCCGATCGTTGTTGTCGACATTGAACGACACCTGTTTGACGGTCTGCAGCTCCCGGGCCCAGTCGCCAGGGTCGAGGGTGGGGCGTGTGATGAAGCCGGACTCATCGCGCGTGGCGAAATAGCGGCAGGGGGCGCGCAGGGGGGTCATCAGCAGCACACTGCGGTGCGCCTTGACAAAGCTCTGCCCGATCGCGGTATCAGTCATGGTGGGGTCCTTGAAGGGGTCGGGGGAAGGGAGAGAAACGGCCGCTGTGCAGCCCGTGGCTGTCAGCCGGAGGCTGCCAGGGAGGCGATGTAGACGGGATCGGGCAGCTCCACGATGAGCCGCTCGTAGGTGTCATCAGTTTGTGGCTGGTGACGTTGCTGGGCGGTGGGCCAGGCGCGGAACGCCAGCAGCCGCACCGCCTCGAGGTTGCTGCTGGTATCGAACTGGGTGAAGGTCACCGTCCAGGTGCGCATCGTGGCCATGGTGCGCGTGGCGGCACCCAGCAGCTCGCGCTCTGGGGCCTCGGTGAGCACCGCCTCGATGCCGGTAGCGGTGTAGCTGGGCCGCACCTGCCCCTTGCCCACCGTCCAGAAGGCCTGAATCGGCGGGCCTTCAGAACGGTGGTACTGACCCAACAGTGGGCCAAACAGCATGCGCAGCTCATCGGCCACCTGCCGCAGGCTCGCGCCCAGCTCCACCTGGCAGCGAGCCTGGGTCATGCTGCACCTCCAGCCGGCGGCAGGGCCGAGGGCCCCGCCGGAGCGGCGCCACCACGGCGGGTGCCGCCCAGGCCCCGGCGCTTGGCCGAAAGGGTGAAGTGCAACGGGAAGGCGCGCTGCAGCTTCACGCGCTCGCGCTGCAGCTCCCGCGTCCAGGGCCGGGCCGGCCTGGTGCGGGGCTGCCCCTCGCTGTCATTGGCCTTGTAGACGGCGCCGTCGTGCACCGCAGGGGCATGGGGGGCAGTCCAGCGGAATTTCGTTTCCATCACCCCCGGGCGGGGGTTGATTGCCATCTCCTGCGAGTTGCGCAGGTCGCCGATGTCCACGATGTCGCGGGGGCTTTCCCCACTCGGCCAGTCCCATTTCGGCTCGGTGATGTGCCTCGTGAGCTCCGAATCCACAAACGTGCTGAAGCGGCCCCAGGCCTCACCCACCACCTCGCGCAGAAGCTGCTGATCCATTCCCTGCTCAGCCATTGCCACGGCCTCCCGTCACCCGAAAGGTGCCGTTGATCTGCTGGCGCAGGAGCGGCATGGCCCCCACCGGCGCCCCCAGGTCTTCCTGCAGCTCGAAGCGGCCGCGGCGGCCGTTGATTACCGCCGCGGCCTTGCTGCCGCTCACAATCCGCGGATCGAGGGTGGCGGGACTCAGCAGCCGGCCGGTGCAGGGGAAGGTGGTCTCATCGACGCCCACCTGCTTCTCCCAACGGCCGCGGTTGAGGCGCAGCGCCGCCAGGTAGTGGAGCGTCTCGGTGGCTGCCACCTGGTTGCCGGTTTCGGGATCCTCGGTGAGGGTGGCGCCGGCCACCTCGAACGCCAGGGTGGCGGTGGCGAGGTGGCCGTAGGCGCTGGCGGGCTGGGGAGTGCTCATCAGATCAGACCATGAAGCCGCAGGTGAGCGGTAGGCAGGCCTGCAGCTCGGCAAACTGCTGGCCGTAGTGGGTGGCCACCAGGCCGCTGCCGGCGGAAGGCGGCGCCTGGCCCACCTGGGCGCCCACCTCCCGCACCCGGCAGGCGATCAGATGGGCGGCAAACAGGCCCACCCCATCACCATGCAGGTCTCCCCACACGGCTTCGCTGCAGCGCCGGCCGGCGGTGGCCAGCGCCGCCTCCAGCTGGGCGTGCGTGTGCACCTCCAGCTCAGGAAAGCGGTCGAGCAACTCGGAGAGGGTGGGGATTGCCATGGTCAGGGCCGGCCGTCGAGGAGCTCTTTCACGCGGGTGGCGAGCTTCTCGCGCACCACCTGCCGGTCTTCCTTGCGCAGCCACTGCTCCAGCTGCTCGGTGTTGCGGCAGCCGTAGATCAGTCGGATGGCCACCGCATTGGGCACGGCGGCCAACGACACCTCGCCGTCGGCGTTGGTGGCGCCATCGGTGAGCTCGATCTCTTGGATCAGGCCGCGGCCCATCAGCTCTTGGGTGTCGGGGCGGGCCTTGGCCTGCTCCCACAGCTTGCGGGGCACCGGGGCGTTGAGGCCCGGGTTGATCCGGAGAGTGGTGGGATTGGCGACGGGCCCGAACGCCCAGGCGATGGCGCCGCCACGGCAGCTCTGGAGACAGGCCTCGTTCAGCTCGGGGGTGAAGATCACCGCCAGCTCGCCGGCCTCCGGTTGGACGGAGACCGCCAGCTCGCCGGCCTCCGGTTGGACGGAGACCACCAGCTCGCCGGCCTCCGGTTGGTCCTCGGCGGGCTCGGCCTGGGGCTTGCTGATGAGTTTGGTGGGGGTGGTGGTCATGGAAAACCGATGGGGAACAGGGGAATGGTGCGGGGCTGATCAGCGGTGATCAGCCGCCGTCCTGGATGTAGAGGAAGGCCAGGGGATAATCGGGGATGAAGCCGCCAATTTTGCTCATCGAGGGCACCACGAACTTGAGGTTCTTCGGCTGAGGCGGCAGGAAGGTGAGCGGCAGGGGGATGTGGAATTTCCCCTTGGTCGGATCCTTTCGGTAGAACAGCATCCGCCGGGCGCTGAGGTTGCCGCCGCTGTTGGCCGGGTCGAGCTCGTTGATCGGCTCCACCGACGTGATGCCCGGGTTCATCTTCCGGAACAGCTCCAGCACCGTGGTGTTGTCGGTCGTGGAACGGCAGGTAGTGGAGACGATGCGGTGATCCGATTCACCCATCAGCACGGCATTGGGCTGCTCAATCTGCTTGGAGTTGACCCGCATTTGGGTGACGCCGAAGTTGAGCAGATCGAGCATCTGCTGGGGGGTGGTGTTGGGGTCGTTGAACCAGGCGTCGCTGTTGTTGCCCGTCACCACCACACGATCGATGGCCGGGTGGTTGAGCATGCCCCGCAGGCCGGTGCCGGCCCGGCCAAACAGGCAGGTGATGTTGTTGCGGCGCTCGTAGGAGTCGCGCACCGCTTCGGCCTTCTCGGTGGTGAGATTGACGCCGGCCATTTTTGCGGCCAGCAGCTCGCCCTGGGTGTAGTCGAACGAGCCGCCGAACTCGCGGATCTCGTTGACGATCTCACCCACCTTCACGCCGGAGCGGGGCAAATCGTCGGCCGCATCAGCGATCAGATCAAAGGCGCCGGTGCGATCCCACAGGGTGCGCTTGATCGACGTGGCGCCGGGGTTCACCTCGAAGCTGACCGGGCAAATCCTGGGGTAAACGATTTCGGCATAGGGTTTGCGCAGCACACCGGGAATGATGTGCTGCAGCTGGTCGGCCAGGAACGCCCCACTCTGGTAGGCGTCGTCCATTCGGTGGCTCATTGTTCGGGCTCCAGGAGGGGGCAGGGGGAAGGAAGGGGGATGGTGGGGAGGATCAGGTGTCAGCGGTGAAGGTCAGCGCGCCAGGCGCGTTGACCCGCAGCACCAGCAGGCCACCGGCAGCGGCGCCGCGTTCGATCTCCCATGCGCCGGCAGCCAGGTTGAGGCTGTTGCCCGCCGAGGCCGTCTTGCCCCACTTGCCGGCATTGGCGCCGGACTTGAAGTAGCGCAGGGCCCCGCCGGGATCAACGGCCTCGAAGACCTCGATGTAGATCGAGCCCTCCTTGAGGATGTTCACCGCATAACCGGGATGAATGCCCTCCTGGTAAGGAGTCGCGGCATCACGGTGGCTGAGCTCCTGGACATCGGTGAGCACCGAGATGCCGAGGATCGCGCCGGCGGCGGTGGCCACCTGGGCGGAGTTGGGCAGCACGCCGGAGCCGTTGCGCACCAGCGGCACGCCAAAAGGCAGCACGCCATTGGTTTCGTTGTTGCCGCTGATGATCCGGCTGCCGCTGATGTCGGCCAGCTCGCCGATGCGGCCGATGGCCATCTGCATCGGGTAGTCGCGGCCCACACCCACCTGGGGGTTCATGCTGCCGGCGTTGTTGGTGAAGGTCTGGGCCATGGAAGGAATGCGGAGGGGCGGGGGGAGGGGGAAGGGCTAGGGGGGAATCAGCTGGCGGGGTCCTGCCAGGCGTTGGCCAGCGCGTTCTGGTGCTCCGCCGCGGCCGCTGCGATGCCATCGGCGCCGTCGGTGCGGGGGCCGGTGGTGATGCCCTGCAACTGGCGGGCCAGCATCTGGGCGGCATCGGCCTGGTAGGGCACCTGTTCGGCAGCCTCGTAGGCGGCATCGAAGCGGGCGGCGATGTACTCGTCGCTGCGGTTCTCGATGCCATCGATGCGCACCTCAGCAGCCTCGAGGGCGAGCACCTGCACCTCGCGGTTGCTGAGGCCGTCGTGCCGCTCGCGCTGGCCGCCCATGATCAGGCTGGCCTTCTCGAGCACGTCGACGCGCTCGGCCACCAGCTGCTGAATCAGCTCCGGATCAGGCTGAGGGGCGGAATCAGCCCGCTCGGCCACCAGGGCCTCCAGCTCGCTCAGCTGCTCGGCCAGGCTGTCGAAGCGCAGCTCGGCGGCGGCCAGGTCGTCAACGGTGGCCTTGTAGACCTCCCACGGCACGCTGCGGCCGGGGGTGGCGGAATCGCCGCGGGCTCGCTTGCGCTTGGCCATGCCGTAGCCGTCTTCCTTCTCGTCGGGCTCCATCTCGCCCTTGTCTTCCATTTCTTCGGGGTCCATCTCTTCCTCGGCGTTTGCCTTGGATTTGGAGGAGCTCTTCATGTCGGCACGGTCGGTGGGTTGAGCGGAAGCGGGCATGGGGGTGGCCTCAGGAAGGGAAGGGAGAAGATCGGCGGAAACAGCGATGACCGGCGGGTCGTCGGCATCGGCGGAGTCGAAGTGCAGGCACACTTCGGCGCCCGCGCGGGCCTTGCGGGTGACGGCGAGATGGTTGCCGCTGATGTTCCGCTGCACGCCGTCGTAACGAGTGCCATCGGGCGCCACGCCGGGGGTGGGGTCGTACTCGCAGCGGTAGCCCACGGAGAGCTCCACCGCATCGCGACGCTTGACGGCCTCGATGGCTTCTCGATCCGTCAGGGTGACGGTGCCATGCACAAAGCCGTCGGTGAACTCCACCTGGGTGCCGCTGTGGCCCCGGGTGTGTTGCCGCACGGTGTCGGGCGTGAGCAGCTGGGGCGGATGCTCCAGCGTCACCGGCAGGCCGCCCATCGACAGAAGAGAATCCGGACGGGACACCTCTTCCGGCGGGCGATATTCGACCCGTTTCGACCCATCCGGGTTGGTGTAGGTCTGGCAGCCGCTGCGGGAGAACGTCCCACGCACGCGCACGTAGCCCTCTGGAGTTTCCAGAAAGCTGGCGGGTAGGTTGGAGCGATCGAAGCGGAATTGCACCGGCAGATAGCAGGAGCTGCCAGCAAGATGGGGCCGCCGGGTCTAACTTGCGCCTGTTGATGCCATAAACGCACCGTGCCCACTCTCCTGCCAGACGCAATGGTGCGGCGCCTGTTGGGTGCACGTTTGGGCGTGATTATGCAGCAGCGGGGCGTCAGCCAGCAGCAGCTGGCGCAGCACCTGGAGGTGCACCGCAGCGCCGTGAGCCGCTGGTGCTCCGGCGAGCGGGATCCCAACCCAGGCCAGCTGCGATCGATCTGCCTGCTGCTGGCGATCGATCCGGCCCTGCTGCTGGGGCTCTGATCAGCGCTTGGCCTGTGGCTTGCCTTCGCGGGCGGTGGCCACAGGAGGGGCATCCTGGAGGCGCAGCATCACCGTGGTCTCCACGGCCACGTTGGCCCAGTCGATGGGCTCGCCATCGGCCCGGGGGGCCTGGGGGGGGAAAGCTGGGGGGCTGGTGGGTGCTCATTGGGCCAGGGTGGCGCATTGCATCCGGAGGGCATCGATCCGGACCTCCAGGATGTTGGCAGCGGCATCACGGCGCCGGCTGCCACCAAGGCGTTGCCGCGGCCCGGCGGCCAGGCCGGCGGCTTCCTTTCCCCGTACCGGAGCAATGCCCCGCTGGGCGCGGCACTCTTTCGGCAGAGAGATGCAGGCGTTCCCGCAGCTGTAGCCCGTGCGGCACTGCCGCTTGAGAGCGTCGATTCGCTCCTGCAGGCTGTCGGCCCGGGGCCGCTTGCGCAGACCCAGGGCCATCAGCTCCTGCTCTACAGCGGCGAACACGTCCCGCTCCAGCTCCTGCCGCACCTTCGTTTCAGATTCGCCCGCTTCCACTCGATCAGCAGCGCGGTTGAGAGCGGAGCTGATGGGCCCGCTGGAGCTCTTCAGACGCTCGAACACCGACAGGGCCTCGCTGGCCTCGCCGGCAACCTTGGCGCTCTGCTGCTGGTTGATCACGTTGCCAGCCTTCTCCGCGAGGGTGGAGGCTGCTCTGGTCTTGGAGACGGTGCCAAACAGGCGCTTCTCCCGCGTGATTTTGGCCTTCAGGCCGGCGGAGAGCTTGGCCCGGGTGAAGAGGTTGTCCTTGACCTCCTGGCTCATCCCGAAGAGGTCCATCGTGGTCTGGGTGCGCTGCTCGCTGGCAGCGGCATGTTCCACCAGCTCGAGCAGCGTCTGATCAGCAATGCCCTTGCGGGAGCCGATCATCTTGAACACCTCCCGCTGCTTTGCCTCATCGAGGCCGCTGCCGCCAATGATCGCGCCGCGGTTCACGCTCAGATCACCGCGCACCACGGCGTTGAACACCTCGCCGGGCAGCTTGCTGAGTTTGAGGCCCTTCTCCGCCTGGCCGCTGCGCAGCGGCAGGCCCTTGGCCTCCACATCAGCCTGGGACCTGATGCCAGTGTCGCGGAAAAATTTGGCGGCATCCATCGGGGTGCCGGCACCCTCGGCAATGTTCTGCATGGCGCCGATCGCCCGGGCTTCGGTGGCGGTTTTTGCGTTGAGGAAGCGCACGGTCACCTCCTCGGCTCCCAGGCGCCGGGCCAGGGCCATCCGGTTGTGGCCGTTCACCACGTAGACCTTGCCGTCGGCTGGGTCCTTCCAGACGCTCATCACGCCGGCGAGGTTTGGATCCCACTTGCGAACACCCGAGAGGCTGCCCACCTCACCGGTGCCCTCAGTGGCGTTCAACTTGTACTGGAACCGCCCTGGATCGAAGACGATCTCACCGGGCTTCATGTTGCGGACGGTGCCGGGCTCCGTGGAAGCGCTGGCGGCCTCGGGGAGCTTGCCGGTGCGCAGGTACTCGGCAATCTCGGGCCGGGCCAACAGCTTCTCCACCCGCTTGGTGGTGCGCTCCTGTTGCCGCTCTCTTGCGGCCACTCCCCGGGCGGCCGACACCTGAGAGGCGGTGGCCACGGCGGCCTTGTCGCCGGCGGCCGCCAGCTGCTGCAGACGCCGCAGGCGAGCCTGGCCGATCGCGCTGCCCGGGGTGATCCGGCATTCCTTCTGCAGGGAGATGCAGGCGGAGCCGCAGCTGTAGCCGGTGGTGCATTTGCGCTTCTGACCGGTGGCCCGGTTACTGCGGCGGAAATCCATCCGCACGGCAGGAGCCCGCAGCTGCAGGAACGAATCCGATCTCAGCTCCCAGCCACGCTCACCGATGCCGTCCCAGGCGGGCCGGTAGCCGACACCTTCCGCATCGACACGAAAGCGGTAGACCAGACCATCGGCGGCCATCCGCCCGGCATGGCCGGCGCCCTCCTGCCGCCAGTCGAGCACCAGGGCGCCGGGAAGGACCTCCGCCAGCAGCTGTTGCAAGACCGGAGAGACCCGATCGGCAGCGTCATGCCGCAGGGCCGCCGGCCGGCGGGGCAGGGCCTGCCGGGCCGTCGAGACAGGCAACTGGGCCTCGATGGCCGAGAGGCGATCCTGCAGGGCCTGGTGACGGCTCATCGATCAGGGGCCTCCTTCCATGGCCGTGGCGGTGTCAGGCGGCTGCGCAGGTGGTCCGCCGCGGCAGCACTTGTCGAAGATGCTGCGGAGGTGATCGCGGCCCTCACGTCTGCGGCGGGAATCATCCCGGCTGCCTTGGCAGCATCCTCAACCTCCTGATGCGTCGGGAATCGAGCCCCCGGTGCAAGGGTCGTCATCGCCTGCTGCTGGATCTCTGCAGCTTGCGACCAGACATCAGCCCGGAGCCTTTCGGCATCCACCACCTGTTGTTGGAAGGTGATGACCGGCGCCAGCGCCGCTTTCAGGTCTTCGATGGGCTTTGTGGCCACCGCCAGCAGCCGCTCCTCCAGTCCCTCGAGGGCCGTGTCGATCCGGTCTTCCGCCCGATCCAGCGCGGCATCGATCGCCCCGTTCAGCTGTGGGCGGACCTTGTTTGCCAGTTTCAGGACGAGGCGATCCAGGAGGGGGTCCAGCAGTCGATCAAGCCAGTTCATCGGGATACTCCGAGAAGAGTTTTCATGCGCTCGAGCCGGGCCTGCAGGGCATCAATGCGGCTGTCGCCCCGGTCGCTCTGGCCCGTGCCTTTCGGTCGGTAGGTAACCATGCCGCTTTTGGTGAACTTGAACGTGAAGCGCTGCTGGTTGGACACAAACTCTCCCTGGGGCTCGCCGCCCTGGTCAGAAATCGAGAGGATCCGCACCGGTCTGATTTGCTCGCTGAGCAGCTCGGTGGCCAGCTGCACCATTTCGGTTCGTCGGTCCATAGGTTCGATGCGCTTTGGCCTCAGTCTGGGCCCGGTATGGTTGCCCGCTGTGATTCAGTTGCCGTGACCACTAGACCCTCCATTTGAACGGCGGGGAACGCGGATTCTTGAAATACTTCCCGCTCGGGGTGCCTGTTGCCGGCGCCAAACCCGCCGAAGACGTGGAGACTACTCCGGGCAACCCCAACAGGCTGTTGTAAGCGATCTGCGCTCCATCGCCGCCGTCGTGGTTGTGGCTGTTGCCGCGAACGTAGGTTTCGATCATCACCGGCAGCGCCTGATCGAGCCGGCCCAGGCTGGCGCCCGTGGTGCCCGGGGCGTTGACCGGGTTGTCCTCACCGGGGCTGACGGTGATTGCCGGGGCTTCGGACCTGGAGTAAGCCTGCGCTCTGCTGCAGTAGATCCGCGTGCCGACCTGCACCGTGCCCGGCAGGGTGACGGTGCAGGTCGGCACGCGGAGGCTGGGGTGGTCATGGGTGGGGCGTTGTAGTCGGGGATGCTGCGGGGGGCTAGATCGGGTAGCGGATAATGACGATGCCGGAGCCGCCGTTGCCGCCAGTACCGCTTGCACCCGCAGCGCTATGACCACCACCACCACCACCGGTATTTGGCTGACCACTGTTTGAGCTTCCGCTGCTAACGCCTGCAGCGCCACCGCCCAAGCCCCCAGCACCGCCTGAGCCGCCTGGGCGGATGCCGCCGCCGCCGCCGCCTGCTCGTGCAACTGCTGTGCCAGTGATGGTGGATGTTATGCCGTTACCGCCTGCGCCGCTTTGTGTCGAGCTTGTCGCATTTCCGCCCGGTGCACCCGCGCCGCCGCCGCCACCTGTCGGGAATGGTGACAAGCGAATATTGCCATTACCACCACCGATAGATCCTTGTCCCGTCGTTCCCGAACCGCCAAATGACTGGCCAAGGCTATTTTCGCCGCCGCCGCCGCCGCTGCCGCCGCTATTGCCGTCACTGGATTGAGCGCCAGCGCCACCTCCTATAGCGATAACCGAAGAAAAACTGGAGTTGCCTCCATTCGTGGCTGTGGCGAAGCCTGCTGTGCCGCCTGCGCCAACGACTACGGGATAAGACCCCGCTGTTAATACAAGGGGTGTTTCTGCGCTGACATTCTGACCAGACAATTCACCTTGAACTGAACATCTATAACCACCGGCGCCACCACCTCCTTTAATAGCAGCGCCACCGCCAGCAACAATTAAATACTCAACACTCCCTCCATTGGTAACAGAAAACGTAGATGCGCCAACAGTCGTAAACCGGTGCACACGGTAGTTGATGCCGCCAACAGTTATATCTGTAACAGTATCGCCACCAGTGGCAATAACGCCGCCGGAAGGCGGGGTCAAGCTCCCCACAAACGCCACATCAAACAGGCTGAACGTCATAACTGCACTTCCACCGGCAGCCACTGCAGCGCCGATTCCAAGGCCTCGGTCTCGGGATCGTCCGGCGCATAGGTGCCATCCACCGCCCTCGGCTGATCCCATCGCCACCGCGACCCATCAGGGCCGGTCCACTCATCGCCTCGCGCCGGATTCGGCGGCCAGTTCCACTGCTGCTGTGCCCCGGCCAGGCCCACCACGAACTCAGCGGGAAGGTCGTACTGAGTGGCGAGCATCTGCAGCCCTGCGACCAGCTCAGGCGCGATCAGGCCAATGTCCTGGCAGGTCTGCCAGGCGCCCAGGAACACCCTGCTGTCACCATCGGCAGCCTTCCCGAGACCCACGCCCAGGGCCAGTGCAAGGCGCGGCGAGACGGTCTGCGCAGCGGCCAGGAGCTGATCCACTCCCACCGGCAGGGCGTCAGAGAATTCGATCCAGCGGGGCGGGTGCGTCTGGCGGTAGTGCGCCTCTCGCTCAGCTTGGGTCAGCTCCACCAGCTCCCACTGCTGCAGCCACTGGCCATCGGCTTCGACTGGCTGAGCCTCCACCACGCGATGGGTGGCGGGGTTGGGCTGAGGCTGAGGCTGCGGCGCCACGCGGAACACGCCGTAGTGCGCCAGCTCAGCATCACTCGGCGCCGCCGAGAACGATCGGGCGGGCTCATCGGTGCGGAGCTGGCCCAGCGAATACGGCCAGCGGAGCGGGTTGAGGCGGATCAGGGTGCTCATCATCAGCTCTGCACGGCGTAGGCCGCCACCACGTCAGCGTTGGTGGTTCCAAATGCGGTGATGCTGAGCACGCCCACCTTCGACGCGGCGATGTTCGCGGGCTTGGTGCCCAGGAACTTCCAATCAGTCGGGAACGTGAGCGTGCGCTGGTTGGCATCGGCCACCAGCCGAATCACCAGCGTCCGCCCATTGGCCAGGTTGCTGGTGGTCAGCTCCAGATTCCCGGTGAGGCTGATCGTCCGGTACTGGGCATCGAGGCTGGCGAAGTCCAACGCCACCGTCGCGCCGTAGGTGATCGTCGAAAACGACCTGGCCGGCGCCAAGCCAGCCGAAGACGGGGAGACTACTCCGGGCAACCCCAACAGGCTGTTGTAAGCGATCTGCGATCCATCGCCGCCGTCGTGGTTGTGGCTGTTGCCGTTCGTGACGCCCTGGTTGGCGGGTGCCGCGCCGACATCACCGAACCCGAGGACGACGTCACCGGTCTGGCTGTTGACGCTGGAGACGGGGGCGATCGGATACCCGAGGCGCTGCCAGTGCGCCAGTGACGATCCGCCATCAACGACCAGGACCCAGGTGCCGCCGTTGGCGCCGGCATCGGTGCGGATACACCAGTCACCGCGCTGCCCTGAGAAGGTCAGCATCGCCGCTTGGTTGGCGGCCGTGCCCAGAAACTCAGTGATTGCCAACGACGGCAGCTGAGACGTTGGGATGACGCCCCCAATCAGGTCCGCCTTCAGGGAGAGGTTGGGGGCTCCGGCGAGGCTGGTGTACGGGAGCTGGCCCGTAACCTCGCTGGAGAGATCTACCGCCGTTCCGGCGCTCCAGGTGTCGGCCGCTGTCCGGCGCACGATGCCGGTGCCGCTTAACCCCTCAACCGCTGCCAGATCGTTGGCCAGCGCCAGGGTGATCGAGCCGGAAGAGGTGATAGGCCCACCGCTAACCGTGATCCCCGCTGCCGGCTGGCTGATGTTGACGCTGGTGACCGTGCCAGTCCCGGTAGCGGTAACAGTCAGATTCGTGCCGGTGATGCTCAGCCCATCCGCCAGGTTGAGGTACGTGAGCTTGCCGGCGCTGGCATCCCAGAACAGGAGCACGTCTCCAGCAGGGCCCTCGGCATTCAGCTGCTGGCCCGCCAGGCTCAGCACGTCATCGACGCTGGCCCCCAGCGTCACATCTGTTCCGCTTCCTGGATCGGGGTTCCCGATGGTCGCCTGCAGAACGGTTTCCTGTAGCTGGACGACAGCCGAGATGTCAGTCACGACGCACTCCCGATTCGGGTGATCTCTTGCGTGCCAGCGAAGAGCGGAACGATCAGTCCGGTGGATAGAATGACAATGATCTCCCAGTAGTAGAGACCGACCGTCAACGGGAGGACCTGCGGCAGCACCCGAAAAACACCGCCGGTGGCGTTGGTGATCTGGATGCCGGTGTTGACCCCCATCGCCAGTCGCTCGGCTCTCTCTCCCACTCGCCGGTAAACCATTTGCAGCTGCGCACCGGTGAGGTTTAGAGGCGTGCCGGCCGGCATCTCCAGGGTGACCGAATTGATTCCCTCCCAGGTCGTGCCTTCATAGACGGCATCGAGCTGCAGGGTTTGCGGCTGTGTCACGACTGATGAACGGATGCCGTCAAGGTAGGCATGGCGCTCAGCCAGCCTCAGCCGACTCCTTTTCGCTTTCCGCGATGTCAGCAGCAGGCGCAACTGCACCATCAGCTGGTGCGGCTTCAGGCGGCGGTGCAGCGGCCAGCTCGTTTGGTGCGGCTTCAGGCGGCGGTGCAGCGGCCAGCTCGTTGGCCTCGGCGGCAACTTCATCGAAGGCTTGAACAACGGTCGCCAGGTGATCGCCACTTGCCAGGGCATCCGGAGCTTGCAACGCTTCCAGCGCCGTGGTCATCGCCCAGATCGCTTCCAACGGGCCCACACGCTGCAGGAAGGCCAACAGATGCTGGGCGGCATATTCACGGTCTGCGGTGGTCATTCCGTTGCTGCGGATCGGCACCTACACCGTAGGCGCTTTGTTGTCACTCCGATCTGATGCCAGACCGTAACAGCGCCAGATCGCTCAAGGATTGAGCGGGGCAACCAAGGAAACCGATTGATTGCGATAGATCGTGTCGCGAAGGATGGTGAAGGCAACCAGCCCCATCACCATGCCAGCGGCGACAGCAAACAAAGCCAGCACAGCCACCTCATCGGAGCTGTAATGGCGCCTGGTGGCGGCGCGATTTGGGCGCTCGTGCTGAGCTGGCAAGCGGCGTGTCCTGGCTCGTTGACCGCCGCTGAGCGGCTGCACGGCGGTGGCGGGGCGGATCTGGGGCAGCGCCGGAGCGCGCCGCCGGGAAAAGGATTCAGCCATTACTACCTAGGGTTGTTGCTGTCTGGGTGCAATAGTACACAGGTCCGAGAGGTTCGCTACGATTTCGGACATTGCCAGTCTGGTCCGTACCCATCGAGCCATGAGATTTCTTCATGTTTTGGCTGCCGCAGCTCTCGGCACCGGCGCTTGCCAGCCGCAGCCGGCCCAGGCCTACAGCCTGACCACGGCGGCCTGGGCCTCAGCAGGTTCGATCTGCCAAGTCATGGCCGCTGGCTTTTCGATGCCTGAGGCCGTTCGCATCGGCCTCACCGACAGCCTGATGCTGTGGTCGGCTGAGATGCAGCATCCGGCCTTTTCTCGGCTCATGGCCGCGGAGGTGGTGCGGCGATGCCCAGATCTGCTGCGCTCGGCTCCAGGGGGAGGGACGCAGCTGTGAGCCAGGGGAAGGCCTCAACCGCTGCACGACCTCAGAATCTGCTGCTGACAGTGGCCGATGCCGCGGAAGCGTTGAGTGTGAGCGAGAAGTACATCAGGCGCCTGACTCTGCGCGATGCACTGCAACAGCGCCTGATCAGCTACGCGGCTGAGGTGCGATCGGGTCACCACCAGGCCCCACCGTCACCGACCGCAGCACCGCCGCAAACAGCACCCGTTGCTGTTCAGGTGTCGCGCCATTGAAGAACCACGGATCCTGCAGCGCTGAATAGGCAGCAGGATCAATGGCCGGTTGCTCCACGCGCTGCTCCGTCTCGATTCGCTGCCGCTGCTCCGCCACTGCTGCCGCCATCGCCCGGTTGTCCGGGTTACGGGCCGCCATCCGCTCCATCAGCTCCAGCTCGCCGCGCATCGCTGCCAGTGCTGGATCTTCTGCTGCTGGTTCGCTCAGCACGGCCGCTAGTCGCCGCGCCTCAGCCACGCACGCCTCGACAACTACCGGAAGGATTCGATCCTCCCTGGCTCCGCCACGGGCATCGCAGAGCCGGTGCCGGCACCGCCACCACGCCACGCCGTTCGATGTGTTTCGTCGCAGCAGGTGGCCGCAGGATGCGCACCGCAGCAGCCCCGTCAGCCCGTGCCGGGTCTCGGTGGTGCCCGCTGCCTTGAACCGGTTGGTGGGTCGCTGCAGCAGTGCGGCCAGCTCCCGCCAGTCCTGTTCGCTGATTAGTGCCGGGTGCTGGTCGTAGTGGATCTCACCCCACTGCCGCCGCCAGCCCTTGCCGCTGCCCCTGTCGAGCTGGTGGCCGATGTGCCCGCGGATCACGGGATTCACGAACCACGCCTGCAGGTTGGTGGCGGCCGGCGTCCACGCGCACCACTGCGGCATGGAGCGGGCCACCGCCGCAAAGCTCGCCAGCCGCCGCAGCTCACGCAACACGCGCAACGCCTCCCCCCAGTGCTCAGGGTGCGGCTCCAGCCGATGGCCTGGCCCGTTCTGGTAGCCGAAGGGCTTGCGCCGCCTGAGGTGCCGTCCCTCGGCGCGGTAGACGGTGAACTGGCGACGTAGGCGCATCGAGAGCATGCGCGATTCCATCTCCGCCAGGCCCGTCTGCAGCCTGGCCATCAGGAACCCCTGAGGAGTCGCCGTCTCGATCGCGCCACCGTCCAGGGCCCGAACCGTGACGCCCCGCGCCTCGCACTGGGCCAGCAGGGCGTCGGTGTAGGCCGCATCACGCCCCAGTCGGTCCACGCGGGTCACCAGCAGCTCCGAGACCTCGCCGGCCTGCACCATCGCCATCAGCTCCAGCAGTCCGTCCCGATCCGAGCTGCGGCCTGTTTCTATGTCGGTGATCACACGGCTGCAGCCGGCGGCATTGAGGCGGCTGACCTGGGCGGGGAGGGCGTCGGCCTGATCGTCCTTGCTGACGCGGGCGTAGCCGATGGCAGCCATAGGATCAGCCCAGAACGGCCGCTCACACTACCCTGCGCTATGGACACTTTTTCCTTAGATAGCGGCAGCAGAGCGCTCGATTCGTGGTAGGGTCTGCCTATCGGAAGCGCCGGGCAAGGCCCGCCACCGATCACCCCATCGCCCGGCACTGGCCGGAGGAACCATGGCAACCAATCTCACCACTATTGCCGGCACCGCAGGCCGCATCTCCGGCACCACCGCCCGGGGCCTGCTCTGGCTCAACGAACAGATCGACTGGGCCGAGGTAGCCCAGATCGTGCTACGCGGACTGCAGGTTTTGATCGTGCTCACCCTGCTGGCAGGTCATTACTGCCGCCGAGCCTGGGATCACCTGCCTGCGCTCAGTGAGCAGCTGGGCCGCTGGTATGCCGGCCTGATGGCGCCCGCTGCTGTTGAGCTTGCCTCCGCGCCAGTGACGCAGATGCAGCTCCTGCTGGCGCCGATCACGGCCACAATGGCCGCGGCCCGAGAGGCACTGGAGCGGCTTGTGCGGCGCCTCTATCCCGTGCTGGCCTGATCACACCTCCAGCTCCGCCACCTCAGTGACCATGGCCTCGTAGGCCTCGCGAGCGGCGGCATTGATCCATCCCCTGGAGGGGGTCCACACCGGATCCCCTGATGGCCAGGGCCTGGCGCCGCCGTTTGCCGGGTTGTTGGCCTGGTTCGGCCGGGGTGTGGTGGCCGGCAGGGCGGTGCGCTCCATCAGCGGGAAGTCGCCCGGGCCGCGGGGCTCACCGGTGCCGCCGATCGGCCGCCAGGGCCTGCTGCTGGCCTGGTCGTACTTCTGCCGCGTCGCCGCGGCCAGGGCCTGCTGCTGCGCCTCCCATCGCTCGCCGCGGCCGCTGGCCAGCTCGTTCTGGATCACCAGGGCCTCGAGGGTGATCGGGGACAGGGCGCAACGGCAGTTCGGGTGCGCGGGGGTCTTCACGCTGCCGGCGTAGTAGAGGCATCCCATGCGGGGCGCACACCACTCACAGACCCGATCGTCGGCCGTGGCGACCCACCGCACAAAGCCGGCCCCAACACGGCGGAAAGTGCGCTCGCGGGCCTCGCCGGCGGCGATGTGGGTTTCGGTGCGTGCCACGGTCTCGGCCCGGTTGCGGAAGGCGTCGTTGATGTGGGGCAGGCGGGCCTTGAGGGTGCGGGCCAGCGTGCGGCTGTCCACGCCGGTGGCCAACTGGGTGGCGGTCTCGAACTGCACCGTGTCGCCCCAGTCACGCCACCAGCGGAAGAAGTAGTCCTTGGAGGCGCGCACCCGCTCATCGGTGGCAGTGTTGCGCTGGCGCCGGTAGTTGGCGCTGAGGCTCTGGAAGTCGCGCTCGGCCGCGGCGATGGTGGCGCCCATGTTGAGCAGCCTGGTGAAACTCTGGCCCTCCTGGTAGGGGCTGCCCGGGGCGGGCGCATCGGTGGGGGCCGGAGGGGCGGCGGGCGGCAGCTGGGGGTCCTGCAGGGCCGGGTGCCGGCCGGAGAGCACGGCGGCCGGGGGGAGCATGTCGCGCGAGAGCTCGAGGGCGTACTCGGTCCCCAGGTCCTGGGCCTTGTTGTAGAGCTCCGTGAGCTCACGGTTGAGGGCTGTGTTGGCGGCCCGGGCGGCCGGGAAGCGGTTGATGATCGCCTGCAGGTCCTGGGCGAGCTGGCCCTGTAGGTAGAGGCTGGCCTGGTTTTTCTGCAGGGGGGTGATGGGCACCGGGCCGCCGGGGGTGCTGCCGAGGAATGCGCCGGGGGTGGTGGCCGGGTCGTACTCGGGCTGCTCCGCGATCCGCTCCAGGCGATCGGTGATGCTTCGGATGGTGCGGCGCAGGGCCTCATCGAAGATCCCGCGCAGCTTGCGAAGCTGCCGATCCTCCAGGCCCCGCAACTGCTGGTCGAGCTCCTCGAGCAGCTCCAGGGACCGGTCAGCCATGGGCTCAGATCCTCAGCCGGGCTTCTTGCACAGCCGCCGGAATGCCGCTCAGGAATGCCCCCAGCCAGCGCTGATCAGCCTCTGTCTGCGCCAGGGGGTAAAAGGCCTCAGCCATGGCTGCCACCGCTTCACGATCACGCCCGGTGGTTTTGGCCTTCAGGGCTGCCCACCTGACCACACCAGCACGATCGAGCTTCCGGCCCATGCCGCGGATGATCTCCTGGGCCTCGTCAATGGCTGCAGTCATCAGTACCTCTCATTGAACGCCAGTTTGCCATGCTTCACCATTGTTTGCCTTGCCTGAGTCACACTTGATTCCACCCAATCATGCAGTGCTGGGTGATACTGCTTCAGAGCGCGAGGGGCAAAAACCCACGCAGTGAAAGACTCGGCGAACAGCTCCTCTCGGTTTGTCAGTGAATACTTAGACGGCCCACGACCCTGATTCA